CATTAGGTTTAAGTAGTTGGCTGACTCTCATCATTTGCTGGTACCTCAGACTCAGGTGTTGGTTGCTCATTACCATTTGGTTCAAAAGCAATTTCATTACCTTGTGTGTCCATCATTGTTTCAGTTTCAGGTGAGGGATCCGTTACAGCAGGTTTAGGGTCGCTGAAGTCTTGTGCTTCAGTAGATTTGTCATTGAAAATTCTACTTGCAATGTCAACTCTTTGTTTATCTAAACCGTCAGCAACTTTAGCTCTTAATGCGTCTTTAAAAGCTTCGCCTGCGTCAGCATTTTTTCCATTTTGTAAATCGTCTATAAATTTCTTTACATGTTCACTCATTTAATTTCTCCTATTTGACCTCTCTGGTAAACTCGCCACTATCTGGCATAGCAATAATACCATCGTCAATTTCTTTCTTAATTTGTTTATCTATCTTATCTATTTCTCTATCTGTTTGTCGTAATACATTCTTTCTTACATACTCAACAGAGAAATATTTACCAACATAATCTCTCATAGAATCGGCAACTCTCAATCTTTCCATTAACATTTCAGACTCTTTTAATTCTGCAAAGTGTCCGTCTTGTAAAAAGTCATATTGTACATGGTCTCTTAATAAGTGCCAATCTTCATCTGTAATAACAGCTTTTAAGATTAATTGTGTTTTCAATATATCATTAAATAATTCAGTAAATTTCTTTCTTAATCTTTGAACAAATTTAGTAAATTTAAGTTCATCTCTAGTAATTTCAGTAGAACGACCAAGATTAAAACCTTGACTTGCTTCTAATCTACTAGCAGGAACATTTAAACTTCTATAAAGTTTTGCTCTAAAGTATTCTATATCTTGTATTTCACCTAAATTTTGACCACCTGGTAATGTAGAAATATCTGTACCTCTACCACCTTCTCTACTTGGTAACCAAAAATCTTCAAGCATTGACATATAGTTTCTATCATCTCTGATTTCACCTGTACTTGCGTCATAAACAAGTTTATTTCTATATCTTGCCATAACATCTCGTAAGTATTGTTCAGCTTTTACTTTTGGTAAATTACCAACATCAATCTTAAATATTCTTCTTTCAGGCGCTCTAGCAATTCTATAAATTACCGTTGCGTCTTCAATCATTCTTAATTGATTTACAGGTTTAATTGCTTTATGTAAGTAAGATAAGACCATATTTTTATTTTGGTCAATTAATCCTGATGGACAATAAGCAATTGTGTCTGGTGCTATCTTAATACCACCAGATGTTGTACCTGCTACACCTTTTTCATTGTATAGGTAATATTCTTGAAAATCATCTATGATAGAAAGGCCGTGTGGCGTAGGACCGTCAGGTCTTTTCTTTCTAACTTCTCTTACTTTTTTAATTTTTCTAGGGTCAATATATCTTAATTCAGTTATACCCTTTCTTGGTGAATCTCTATCAATTACTTTATGATAGTAAACTCTACCGTCAACATACCATCTTCTAAAGATGTCATGCCCTTTTGTATTAAAGTTCATTAACCTTAATACTTCTTGAAATTCTTCCTCTATCTTTCGTCTAACTTCACTACCAAAAGGGACATTATCCAATTTAAGTCTAATAGCATCCTTTAATTCATTAGCCACGACTGCTTCATTGACAATATCCTCTATCGCCATATCACATTCGGGGTGTAATGCTATTTCTCTATATCTTCGGATTAGGTCCTGCTCTGTTTTGGCCTGACCTTCCATGTCAAGGTACTGACCAAAATATCCTCCAGCGGCGATGGTTTGTGTACCATCATCCGCTTGAGGTTGTGTAAAGCTTTGTTTTGGATCCGCCGTCTTTTTAGCACGAGTGATAGAAAATCCAAATAATTCAGCCATAATATTATTCCTTTAAATTTACTACTAATATTTATATACTATGTAGTAGTATTGCTTTCAAAGTATTGATACGCAAAAGTAACACCAAATTCTTCAATAGCGTCATTCTGGTCGTATGCCAACTCAATAGCAGCGATTTCAGTCGGAAATACACCTCTTAAAGTGTAAGACTTAATCGTTGCACCGTTTCTATCTAATTGGTCAACAAATGCGTCAACTTGATAGTCAGCAGGATTTGTTAATCCTTCACCATCTGTCGCATTGTTAATACCATTTGACCATCTTTCAAATGCGTTTCTTAATTTGAAATTTGTATCATTTAGTACCGTGATTGTCCAATCAGCGTATGTTCTATCGCCAGCAATCTTAATTTGTCTGCCTCTAAATGGTACCGTAAATGACGGAATAGTCATTGCCGGTAATTGAGTGCCTTTACATAAGAATGCTAACTCTTCTATTTCTCCACCAACTTGTGAGTAACCAGGAAAAGGCATTGTTACCTTAAACTGATTACCTCTAGCGCCACCGCCTGCAAGTTTAGCTTTGAAGTCGTTAATGTTTGCCATTTTCTATTCTCCCCTATTAACCTGCAACTTCGTCAAAGCTGACGCCAGTTCTTGTTGCTATGAATTGTAATGTAATGAAGTTGATACTTCTAGCAGGTTTCACAAAGATTTCTGCTACAAATTCATTTCTATCTATTACATCACCTGTATTGTTTGTTTCATCACAAACTACTAAAAAGTCTGTGATACCTCGTCTACCTTGTACTTCTCTTAAAAAAGGTTCTACAATGTTTCTAAAGTTCGCTCTTGTAAATTCATCATTGAATTCAAACAATTGGAATTTAGAAGCAGTTGCTATCGCCTTCTCTAAAGTGATGAACAATCTTCTTACGTTGATTCTATCAAAAGCACTTGGAGCTGATAATCCAGTTTTGTCACCGAAAAGAACCGTACCTTGTCCTGGGAATGTTGCCACAGGATTTACTCTTGCTCTGTACAATTCGTCTCTTTGAGCTTTAGTTGGATTAAATGCTAGTTTAACTGCGCCTCTAACAATACCTCTGTTTAGACCCGCTGGTGAGAACCAAGAGTCTGCTATAAGGTCTGTTCTTGCCGCTAAACCTGCAACGTCTCCGTTTAAAGGTACAAAACGATATACGTCATTGTATCTGTCGTATGCGTATTTGTAACCGCTATCAAACACTACATAAGAAGATGATTGTATCGTGTTGAAAAATGATACAACATTGCTCTTTTGTGTATTTGCGTTAGCCACACCAACAACATCTGCTCTCTCTGGAGAACAGAATACAACTGCGTCTTTTCTATTTTCTGCAATTGTAATTAGGTTACCGATATGTGTAGCGTCACCTTTACCTGCTATGATTAAACCTACGTCAACCGTTTCGCCATCTGAAAACTTTTCGTAAGCAGTTTTCTTTTGACCGATAGTAGCAGCTGTTCCGTTTGAACCACTTTGTAGTGATACATTAGATACAGAGGTTACATCTGTAAACGCTGTTCCTGAAGCAGCAGAGCCCCAGTTAGAACCTGATGGATTGTGGTCCATCCAGTAAACGTAGTTTGAAGATTTGTATAAAACATCTGGATAGTAATTTACAGAACCTTGAGCTGTTTTAGCGTCTGAAGCTTTTGAAACTGCTTCAAATTTTTCTAAAATTTCGCCTTTAGTTCCTGTAATTTCACCATCTTCGTCAATCACGATTATGTGAAGTTCGTCATTAGAACCACCTTTTGCTTGTGCATATGGTGAAGTTCCTGGCGCTCTGTCAAATTGGTCGTAATATTTCCATCTTCGTCTTACTTGAGCACCGTTTGTTGGTGCTTCGTGTAATCCAGAAGAATCAGACGTACCAAAGTAATGAGGTTCCTCTTTTCTAACAATATTTAAATCGTTAGTAGCAACGCTAACTACTCTGTATTCAAATTGGTCACCAAAATTAACTATATCGCCTGCTGTAATTCCTGAAGATGAGGTTACTGAAACCACCGTATCACCAACACTCATTGAAGCGTCAGCAACCGTAGTTTTATTTACCTCTTCGTAAGCAGTAGCAGATGGACAAGAGGAAATCTGTAAAGAATTTCCAAATGCACCAGCTGTTCTAGCAGCCCACATTCCAACAGAAGCTTGACCAGCGGCATAGCTATTTGTGTAATCAGTAGTATTTTTTATTACAAACGCTGAACCTGATTCAGTAGCGTTTGATACAGATGAATTCTGTACACGTACAACTCTTAAAGCGTTAGAATATTGTAGAAAGTTAGCAGCCGAAAAAAAGTCTTCAAAGTTGTCGTTATCCGGTTTGCCAAAAGTTGCTACAAGTTCTTGCTCACTAGAAATACTTACTACTTCATCCAATGGTCCTTTTCTGAATTCTCCAGCAAAGGCTCCGATTGAAGTCGAAACAGCAGGTATGATTCTTGTTAAGTCTTTTTCCTGTACGAGAACACCTGGTGATACTTGAAATGCCATTAGGGTTTCTCCTTTTTTATCTTAATTTGCAAATTATTTTTACTCATATTTTTCAAAAGTCGTATTATTCATACGCCCATAGTCAAATTTCATACTCTACTGATATTTATAATAAGCTAGGTTTCTAGTTGCCTTTACGCACCACCGGGTGCCAAACCGTGCCATATTCGTCAACTTCCGGTTTTTCGTGGTCTGGAATACCATCATCTACGAAACCAAAAGGCGACATATCTTGCTCTATCAGATTTTGTTGTTCCTCATATAGTTGTTGTCTAGCGTTTGTATCTGTCATCTCCTTGAAAAAAGGTTGATTAGATAACCAACCAAACACTACTAAACACATCATTAAGTCGTCTGTACAACCCTCTTCGGCCATCCAACTCTGACCTTTTTTAATAAAGGTTGACATCTCCTCAATAATATTAAAATCGTTTATTATAATTTTATCACTTTCAATTAGTGTTTTAATATTAGAACAACCTATTTTTTTAATTTGTTTAGTCATTCTTACACCAAAACCAGAACCTCTGCCACTAAAACCAGCACCTAATATTTGACCTGCACGACCTCTTTGTGTAGTCATTAATAGATTATCATACTCTAATTCAAATTGTAGTGCCTCTGCAATTTGTTGACCAAGGTCATTTGTCTCTACTAATACGTGAGCGTGATTATACGCCTTACATACTCTATCTATTGTGTGAGGAAATAAAATAGGTTTTATATCATTACTTCTATATTTTGCCACCACTTTATAAGGCATTTGTGAAACGTCTGCAATTATAAAAGCAGAGTAATCTTTATTAACACCTCTTGCTACGTCAACCATACAAACATATGTTGCACCTTTTTTAGGGTCTTCATAGACATCTAAACCTGCATTAGATTTTATTGGTGTTTTAAATACTATGTTTTTTATTTTAGCAGGACTAATTAATGTGTTTACAGAACCTAAAAACTCACATTCAAACTCTTGTTGAAACTGCTCAGGTGATGTATTTCTAATTGTATCTTCTTTCCATTTTTCATCACGACCAGGTACCTCTGACCAATGCACTTCAATAGGTACATAATCATTTCTTTTATTTTCTGCGTCTGTCCATAATTTGTAAAACTGATTCATACCATAAGGTGTAGATACAATAATTAATTTTGTTTTAGTACCAGATGATATTGTAGGATATACAGAGCTAAAAAACATTTCTGCTATATTAGCAGGTACGAAAGCAAACTCATCAAGAAATATTATATTATAAGAACCACCTCGTATTGCACTTGAAGAAGTTGCAGCCGCCACAATAGTTGATTTATTTTCTAATTCAATATTACCTTTGTTCCAGTTTATAACACCTTGTTGTAACCACTTTGGTAAATTTTCATATGCTAATTGTACTCTACTTAATATATCTCTAGCAGTAGATGATTTATTGGCAAGTATAGCAATATTAGAGTTAGGATTAAATAATGCATAATGTAAAAGATAAGAAACCACGGTTGTTGATTTACCTGATTGTCTTGGCAATTTACATATGGTAAATCTATTATCGTGAATTGTTTTAACAATGTGTTCTTGAAACCCATACATTTTAAAAGGTATAAGTCCCTCATCAAGAGAAACTATTTGTATATAGTTTTTCATAAAGTAAATAGGGTCTTTAGAACATTTTTCAAATTCTAATATTTGTTCTTTAGTAAACTCAACTGGTGTGTTTACTTTTTTTAGATTCGGATTTCCTAGATATGCGTCTGTACTCATAAGATTGGCTCTAATTCGTCTTGTAATCGTTCACTTTCTGTTTGTTCATTTACAATAACACCCTCTATGTGTGTATATCCTAGTTTTAAAGCGGCTTGTACCCTTTGCGAGCCACGCCAAACAGAATATTCTTTTTCTATATATTCAACACCACCAACACCTTTTCTAGGCGTATCATTAATTATATGTTTTCTAACTTCTATTGGATGTTGCAACTCTTCACCAGCCATTAATTCTGGTAAAGGTGTCATAGATTTAATAAACTGAATTTTACTTATCTCCAGTATTATTTTCTTTGGGTTTATTTGTTTCGCCTTCAATAACTTCATCTTCTTTTTTCCGATTTAACATTTTTTGTAATTCTGCCGTTGAACCTACAAACAATGCATTTTTAATATTAGCACTTGTTTTATTAGGCACCTCTTTTAAATCTTTTAATTTCTTTTGTAAGTCTTGTAATTTGTCAACCGTTTGTGCAACTTGACCAATTAATTGACCTGCAACTTCATATGCTCTAGGGTGTTGACCCTCTTTTGCAATATCAAGTATGCCTTCAATAGCTTGATTGCCTTTGTCAATTAGATTATAATAATTATCTCTACTATGTTCATAATCATTATCAACATCTGTTTTTGATTCATCTACAACTCTAGGTACAGGAGCTGGTTGTTCAAAATCTTTTATTGCAACTTCGCTTTTCTTTTCAATACCTAAAATTTCATTTACGTTATCTTCAAGTTTACTCATCTGTATCTGTTACCGGATTATAATTTTTACCATCTGCAAAATTTGATATTGTTGTTGTAAAACCAAAATCATCATCTGCGTCAGCCGTTATTGGATTAGGTACAACTATAATTCGTTCCTCTCTTGTCGCTGGTGGTTTTTGTGTATCTGTATATAAATCATCTTGAACCTTTTTAATAACTTTTTGATTAGTCATAGGTCCAAATAAATATGTTTTTGCCGTAAAACTTAATGTATATATAACAGCTCTTCTTGTTGTAAAATTACCATCATAACTATCTTGATAATCTACACTATTTAAAACTATTGGTACGTCTCTTTTAATACCTAAATCAGGCACCATATTAATTGTTACCGTATATTCAGGCTGGAAGAATGGTAAAATTTGTTCTACAATAATTAGTCCGTTTTCTGCTGTTGCTGTGAAAATGTTTAGGGTATAATTAACATTGTACGGTACTGGTGTATAATTAAAGTTTAAAACTTTACCATCTTCTCCAGTTTTTACTTGCCTGAATTTTTGCATTTTATTTAACTTTCTAGTAGGGTCATATGTTAAACCTGTCATTTCAAAACCCATTCTAGGTAAAGTTATTGCAAATTCTCTACTCTCTAAATTAGATTGTTCATCTAATCTAACTAAAAACTTTTCTTTAGGTGCATATGCTAAAGGCACTCTATATCTTTTGGTAACTGCGCCAGTTGAAGATTTATTTTGAACAATAACATTATTAAACAATTGTCCAAAAGCAATTGTTAATCTTCTAATACCTTCGTTATAAAAATGTGTTCCAAACATTATTCGTCAATCTCCCCAAATGGATTTCTTTCAGTAAAATCTAATATATCATCTGCCGTACCAGCAGTATCATAACCAGCCGCCGTGTTCATATCTAAATTACTTGCATATGGCGATTGTGTTTGAATAGTTTTAGAACCAGTAAATGTTTCTAACATTAATAATGCCTTTTGACCAGTTGGATAATCAAATGCGTCTTCTAATTCAATTGAACCATCACCTGTTAATGCAACTTGACCACTTTCTAATGACATTTTATGGTTTAATTCGTTTAATGAAAACTTATCTTCAGCTTGGTCAAGAACACCTTGTCCTGTATTAATCTCTTCGTTTGCATATTCAAATCTAGTTACCCTTAATTTGTAAACAGGTAAATTACCTAGTTGAAAAAATGGCTCTTGGTCTTCAACAAATTGTATTTCAAAAAATGAATTCATTAAAGGTAAATAAATTACATCACCCTCATTAGGTCTTCCACTTGCAATTAAATTAGCTTTACTTGCAACGTGTTCCTCAAATCTTCTTTTAGAAACAACAAGTGTTGTATCTTCTCTAATTTCTAAACCAAATTTATTGATTAATTCTTGTTCACCAGCAAAGCCTTCTTGCGTTTCAAAATACATTTCAATCATATACGAGTCATCAAAACGACTTGTCGTATCCTCGCCCATTACAAGGTCTCTATTTACTAGTGTTCTTGGAAGATAATATACGTCTTGACCGTATATTTTTAATCCCTCTATGATAAGGTCTTCGTGTAATCTTTTCTCGGCAGTATTACCAATGCCTCTGCCACCTTGAAAGTAATGGTTTATTGCCATAATTATTTACCCTATCATTATAGCTGGATTTAATTCATATGTGCTTCTAATCTCTTGTTCTAATTTTTCAACATCTTGCATTGCTTCTGAAAAAATTTGTTGGCCATTTAAGGTTACGCCACCTATCATTTGTACACCACCAAATTTAGATAAGTTAGCACCCCATTGTTTTTTAAATAGAGCGGTCACATATCTTTTCAAAAATATATCATTAAAAACATCTGTATTGTTTGCTGGGTCTAATTTTCTATAACATTCAATTACCAAATATTCACCTACTTGTAAATCATTTTTCCAATCCATATCAACATAAAGTTTATTTTCGTGTTGATTAAATCTCATAGGTTTTTCACCAACTAAAACGTGGTCTAAAAAATCTAAATGTCTTAATACAACATCATAATTTATTATTGAAGTAGATGAAAAATCATATAAGTCATTTAATCTTAATTGATATCTAACGTCAAATAAATTTAAGTTACCTTTATTTGAAAAAGGAAATATATTGATTATTGAAATAATTGAACTTGGTATTGCAAGAAAATTTTGACCCTCTTTCCAGCTATTGGTTACAGAACCGACCGTTGCTGATTCAGTTGAATCACCTGTCATTCTATCTTTATCTGCTTGAGTGTATTGATATTTTAAATATGTTCTTTTTACACCATCATAATGGTATTGAGTAAAATATTGTAAAGCCTCGTCTATTCTATCTTCAAGTTGGTCATCATCTACGTTGATTTCAATTACAGGTTTACCTAATGCTCTCAAAGCATATTGTTTTAAATTCTCTCTACTTGCTGGTTCTGCCATTGTTTATACCCTTTTCTGGTATATTTATAATAATTATTTCAGATAGGGTTGATTTTCTGATACTATCGGAAATAAGTTGTCGGAACAGAATAATTTGATATCTTCGTCTGGTAAACCAAGAGATTGCATAACTCTAGGCGTATGTGGATTCTTTTGTTGATGTTCAGAGTAGTAGTTTTGTGCCTTAATTACATCTGACATTTCAGCTTCGCCTTCGTGATTTCTAATTTTATCTATGTAATTATTTAAATTAGAAACTGCCATTGTGCAAATTTTATTTAATTCATCTTCTTCTCTTACATTACCAGCGGCTATCATACCTCCCGAAAAGATAGCCTTTGCCCAATCTGGTAACTCTCTCTCTTTACTAGGTTTAAACCATTTATTTTCTTCAATAAACCACTTTGTTAATGGGTGGTCTTTTTGTAATAAAGGACTAAAATCGTGAAAAGCACCTGTAACCTTTTTTTGACCTGCGATTATATCAAAACCATAAATCGGTCCACCATTTGTTAACATAGGAAAAAGACATAGATGAGCCATCCATAATCCTTTAGATTCTCTTACATCAACAACATCTAAATGAGCTCGTCTAATATATCTGTTATTCCAGGTTCTATTAACCCAACCTAACTTTTCATCATTAAATCTTTCCATACCTGGTTCGTTATACTCAACCAGATTTTTATTTAAGACTTCAATAGTCTCATTCTGCCACTTGATTAGTCTTTCCCAAATCATACATTTCCTTAAATAGTTTTGTTGCACTTTCAAAACAAAATATTGCTTCAGGCAACACGTTTATTTCATATACATTTAAATAACTTTCAATTCTTTCTTTTACAATTCTTTTATATTCTTTAGCTTCGTTGTGTTTAAAAATATAATATCTATTAGGTCCAGGCGTTTTTTTCTTAATCATTTGACCACCTGATAAATCACCTAAATGTCTTACATATATATGAGCATATAGTTTTTCATTTTCACCTCTAATAGTATCTAAATGTTTTACATATGCTTTTGTACTTTCAGTTTCTACTGGTGGAGTACCTATATCTCCCCATAAAGCTCTGTAATCATAAAATATATGTTCAGCTCTAGGTAAATTTCTTGTATCTAAAAACAAAGAACTTTCTAAAGCATATTGTTCTAGTTTAGAATAACACTTTAATTGATTATAAAGATAAGTTGCATATAATTTTTCATCAATGGTGCCTGATAATAATTGACTAACAAATGCTTGACGCTCTGCATTTTTATGATATTCCCAAGTTAATTCTGTAATTCTATATTTCTTTTCCACTAATCGTACTCATTTTCTAAAAAAGGTTTTTCTCTTTTCCATCTATTATTTAATTTTCGTGTATCTAATATTTTTGTTTCATCTAAAGGATAGTCCTCAGGTATTTCATCTGAAACTTCGCCATACTTTTTAAATTCTTCTATTTTTCTTAAATTATCTTTTTCTCTCCAGTCACCAAACTCTTTTGTTTGTATCCACATATCTTTAGTTTTCATAAAGTAATCAGCTAATGATACAAATCCACTAACAACACGTATTCTTGGTAATATAAAATCTTTTCGTTTATAATCTGCTAATGGTTTTAAAAATGCTTTTATATCTTCATCACTAACTTTTAATACTTGTTTAAATAAATCAATGGTACAACCATATATAACTTGATAAGAAAACCAATCTTTTTTCCAAAATGTTCTATTAAGCAACATTGCCGGTGTATTAAAATTATAATCTTCACCTAACTTATGAATTAAGTCTGTCGTGTGAGGCATTTTAGGCATAGCAGGTGCACCACCAATTGTATAGTTTCTAATTTGAAACGGCCATAATTTTTCCCACTTGTCTCTTAATATATTTCTTTGATTGTGATGTTCAAAATCAACACTATTCATCATTGTTTCAAAATGATTGATAATCCACCATACTTGATACCAGTATGTTGCCTGCATTTCTTTTGGATATGATTGAAATTTATCGCCGAATATATCGTGAGATTGAAATTTTAAATAGTTTTGTTTCGTTTTGTACATTTTAACTCCATAATAAAAATAGTCAAAAACTATTTATTAATCACCTGGCGATGAAGCCATATGAGCACGATAGTTATTACTTCCCCAAGATGAACCAGTTGCTGACTGATAACGGTAGGGCATCATTGAAAACATATATGTTTGGTTATTTGGTTGATAACCTGATGTATATAATTTACCATTTTGGTCTCTAAAGTAATAATTCATCACCGTTGGATAACCGTATGAACCAAAGTCCACAATTTTACTATTACAAGGTTGTACAGCTCTTCTTTTTCTATGTCTGTTTTCAGCATTAGATTCAAAACCTTGAGACATATCCATTTGATAACCGTCATCATTATTATCAGGATTATCATTTGATAATGAAGGAAAGTATCTATAACCGTAATTATTACCATACCAGAGTCCACCATCTTCATCTAATATACCAGGTGAGTCATAAATGTATGAACCATCACCTCTATTAGAGTTTTGACCTTGAATATATCTTACGTATTTTGGTCCTCTTAAATGAGAAAACATTCCGTGAATTCCGCCTGATTGATACCAGTAACCTTGTTGTACTCTTGAACCTCTAGTACCATATGTTCCGTAGTTACCATCATTTACCCATAACATACCTGTTGATTTTTGTCTAATGTACATCCATTTGTTTTCATCACCACCACACCAGAATTCATCAACATCACCGTTTAAGTGAAAATCACCTCTTCTAAACTCAGCTTGATAAGCAGTATTGTTATCACCAATACCATACATACCTGGAACTTGTCCGTTTGTTAAGTAACCTGTGTACCACATATAGCCTTCGCCATCTAGTACCCAAGTACCTGCGTGACCTTGTCCGTCATAAGACCAATGTTGAATTAGTTTCATACCACCATACTGATTCCAATTAATTTCAACTCTTCTTGGAATTGTGTAGTAATAAGTACCTTGAGAAGTATGAGAATTCATACCAACTCCTAGGCAACCATAAACGTCTTGTCCCCAAGCCCATAAGTAACCGTCTTCATCAAGGGCGTGCCAATACATTTCTTCGTTACCTGAGCCCCACATATCAATAATTCTTTTGTTGTTAAAAAATTGTTGAGGAATTTTAATTGGTCTTCTTATGTTACCTGAATAGAAAGCAAATGTGTAAGGTGAACCACCTGTTGTATCAGTTGAGTTATTGATACTAGGATTACCAAAACCAGCTTGACCTTGGTTGTTATAACCCCAAATCCAAACTGAACCATCTTCACCTAATGACCAAATTTGTTTACCAGATGATTGGTGTCCTTGAGAAGTTGTACCAACTTTTACCATTTTTGTATCGTTAAAAGAACGTATTGTATCTCCTAACCAATCAACCGTATCACTTGCTGATACTCTGTTTGTATAATTTCTATTTGTTGAGTTTGTTGAACTACCCTCGTTGTAACCTAATTGATAGTGACCATTGTAACCTGAAGTATAAACTTCACCGTTATTCATTAACCAAATACTAAAGTTATGACCTGTACACCATTGAATACATCTTGGAGCGTCAGCGTCTGGTGTTACCATATGACCTGTAAATTCGTGGCCTTTTGCAACATCTTTATTATCTGTTGATGTTCTCCAGTCAATATTTGTAAAACCTGTCATATGTGGTCTACCTGTTCTACCTGAGCCACTCGTTCCGTCACCATTCCCCATCATTCCGGTATCATCATTACCACCCCAACGCATTGCGTCACCGTTTGACATTATAACACCTAATGAATAGTGTGTACACATTTCATTAGCATTTCTACCCATATTGTACTTCCAACCTAAAGGAGTCCTGTTAGTGTACGATACGGTTCTATTTCTGTCTGGATATGCAAATGGTGATTCGTAAATTTTTATCCAATATTCACTTGTCTCACCTCTATGTTCTTCAACCCAAGTATTATAACGTCTTGTTCTTTTTATACATTGATAAATTTTTCTACCAACTGAACACATTTCGCCTGGCTCATATTGTCTCCAAAATTCCCATTCTGTAATATCATCTGTTGAACGTAAAAACAATTGCCAGTATTTTGGATTGTCAGGTCTAAAAGACTTTTGGACTAATCTCATTGGGTCCATAGAATAGTTATTTGTGTTAACTAGGAAATCACCTGACAATGTATATGCGATAGGACAATCTCTTATACATCTATAAGATTTTCCTTTCCACATAACAATGTCATTCTTGGAGTAAGCTGTTCTATCTCTCCAAGGACCTTGCCATTTAAGTTTAAATTCGTTTAATTCAAAAGCCATCTTTGTTTAACCTTTTATTTTATTATGCTATAGCCGGTAAACCGTAGTTTGCGTATATAGCGTTTACATCTGTTTTTAATGTTTCAATTGCTGTTTTAACTGCTGAAACATCATTAATTATTGCGTCATAAATCACAACTTTTGGATATTCTGCTTCAAAATCTTCTACTTTTCTTGCGACTTCCATTGCAATTGATACCGTGTGTCTCAATGCTTTCATATCTGCTAAATCATCAGCGTCTGAAGCGTCAAGAACTTTAACACCATATTTACTTGCATTAGTACCACTAGCGTCAACGGTAACTTCCGAATCGTCATAAGAAAAGAAAGCATAACTATCCATAGTCTGAAGTGAAAGAGGACCATTACCGCTTGATACGACTGGTGCCACATAATCAGCTTCAAGAGCGATTTCTTTGACTTTAAACACTTTCTTTGCCATTTTAGTTTTCTCCTTTAGTATTAATACTATTTATATTATCTTCCGTGTCCCTGGTTATATGCATAACCACCTGTTGAAGTCCAACCGTGTGTCCACCAGTTGTGACCAGTACACCAGTTATTTCTTCCCCAATGATAAATTTTTCCGTGTTCATCTGTAAATCTATAACCACCTGCATATGAACTTGAACCTTGGTCATCTGTTGTTATGTGCATATTTCTAACTCTTGCACCAGCAGGTGTCCACCATCTAAATGGATAGTAATTTGAACCGTCTTGTTGGTAATTACTACCTGCAACCGGATGAAGCATTGCATTTCTAGAATCTTGACCATAACACCAAGCCAATCCACTATCTTCTACCCAAAAACTTCTACCATAATCTGAATAACTACAAGATATAGAAATTTCTTTACAATTTTTTACGTTTTGAACTTGCGTTGGTGATGTTTGGTTACCAGTTTGACCTGTACCAAGATTGTAATAACTACCTGAATAACCCCAACCATACATTGTTCCGTCTTTGTGTCTACCAAAACAAGACTTATAACCATTCCAATACATAGTCCATATATCAACAAAGTCACCGTTAGGCGATGTTTCAATTTTAGTTAATTGACTTAAATTTGATGTGTTACCTGCACCTGAATTACCATAGTCATTATGACCTGTAAACCAAGTATAACCATTTCCGTCTAGTAAAGTAACCCAAACGTTATTTCCTTGACCAGATATTTGCCATACTGCGATACCATTGTTAGCACTTGGATCCCAATTTGCCATTTTAATAGGTCTGTATTTGTCAGTTGTAGTATTATCACCTAATTGTCCATTACCATTTCTACCAAAAGAGTAAATTGAATCACTAGCTGTTCTTACATAAGAACTTTGGTCAGTACAAGCAATGTCTATAATTTTTTCGTTGTCAAAATATTTTGATGGTATTCTGTAAGGTGCTGGTTTATTTTGTGTTCTACCATCACCAATCTCGCCGTAACCATTATAACCCCAAACCCATACACAACCTGAATCATCTAGTGCCATTTTGTGGTGAGTGTTGTTTGACCATTGTCTTTCTGCCATTTTAATAATTTTAACATCTTCTAAACCTAAAACTCTCATAAATCCATACATATCACCTTGCTCGTGACCTACTCCCATTTCACCATTTGAGTTTTCACCGTTTGTGTAAACTTCTCCGTTATCAAATAGTAATGAAGCACCTTGTCTACCTTCTTGAATTTGAACACATCTAGGTGTTGTTAAAGGTTTTCTAACCGTACTTCTATGTCTGCCTCTATTTTCATTGTAACCTGTATAGTTTAAATCTTCACTTCTCCACCAATCTCTCCATCTTAAATTTATTTCTTCGTAATATGAAGCGTAATAAGAACCATCTTGTTGAAAACCATTTTGAGGATAGTTAATACCCCATAATACACCGTTTTTATCAATGTGTCTGTAAACGTTATCATCATTCATAGATGTTGCTGTATAGTGTTTATACGGCCAATGAATAGGACCCTTGTTACCATACCAAGCATTTGCTTCTTCAGCTTGGTTAACTTGTCTACCAAAAGATTCCCAATCATTCCAATATGATTGTATGTGTGCTGGATATTCTTGATATTCTTTTCTAATTAATTTACCACTTGTTGTTGTAGATTTTGTTCTTAAAGGCGACACGGTAACATCTTGAGGACCATAATGAGGAGGTCTACCTATTGAATCTCTAATACATCTGTAAATACCTGTTGGACCTTGAGGTGATATTTCACCATCTGATAATCTTTTTTCTGGTCTGTAAATTACAATATCATTGTAGCTGTAGTGGTGAGCTGGATTATATTTACCACAAAATTTAATACCTGTTTGTAATCTGTCCCAATGTTTGTAACCTCTCCAAGACTCTTCTACGTCCCAACCTAAATCAGAATACATATCTGCTTTTGTTGCCGCTGAGTCTAAACAGAAAGGATAAATTTTTTGACTTCTTTGTTTATAGAAACCTACAGGAATATAAATCTCAACTTGTCTATCTTGATTTTTCTTCCAAGAATATACTTGACCACCTCTTGTTTCACCAGTTTCAGTTGTGTAAGCTGGCATATCTCCTGTGTAAGAATTGCCTTCATTTGGTATTGTATCAGCAAAAGTTTCTTTATATTGTGTTTCAGTTACCTGTTTGTTATTTAAGAAGTATCTAACTAAACCATTTTTGTTAGCACCTTTGTACATAGGAATATTTGAAGGTACATAACTTCTTGCTCTTGAACTTGGCGTAATTGTGTCTGCTGACCAACCCATACCAGAATGTTGTGAGCAATAGTAGTATAATTTAGCAGTACCTTTTCTAACTTTAATTTCTGTAAATGCACCTTTTTTACCTGGTGTTCCTACCGTTCTTACTCCTGTTGTGAACTCTGAGCCTGAAGCGTGAGTACCATTAGCAGTTGTAGAAAATCTTAAAGGGTGAGTTAAGTTTGAAGCGTCTGATTGGTCAAATCTATAAGTTTTACCCTCTACTAAATTTAAGGTTACATCTGCTGTAGCAGTTGAACCATTGATAGAATATTTTTTTGTAGAACCTGTATTGTAATATGGGTGGTCACTAGGGTTACCATCTACTACTGCAACCTCAAATATTCTTTCATCAACAGCAGTTGAGTCAATCATATCTGGTAAATAAAAGTTTGTACCACTTTCATTTGTAACCAATTCGTTATTAGGTCCTCTTGTAATTTCTGTAAAGTTTAGTGTTGCACTTGAACCTGCACCACCTAATCTTGTATCTTCAGCATTTGCACCTGCACTTGATAGATATAATGGATAGAAAACTCCAGTATCTCCTGCTGAAGTTGTACCTACAACAAAGTATGGTCCGTCTTCATCAGCAGCTAATGATGTTCCTGGTGATGAGTTGTGTATACCATCAGCAGTTGTTGAAAATCCTAATGGAAAAGTTTTATTAGTTTCGTGTCTTTGATTAAATCTGTATTTAAATCCTTCTTTAAAGTGTGTAAATGTTCTCCAACCACCGCCTTCGCCACCAAAAGAATTTCTTCCTAAAGTTGAGCTTGCAATTCTATTATCAATTTTAAATTTATTTGCTGGTGAAGTTTGAATTTCTACGTGAAAGTTATTCTCTACCGGTACATAATTTTGGTAGAATTGAATTTTGTTTGTATTTAACTCACCATAACCCATAAAATTACCTGGGTCACCCATTGCGTAAGTTTCATTGTCTTCTAATAAATGTGATTGATAATCTAAAAAATAACCACCGTTATTTGAGTTATTGTTAAAGTAATCTGCTTGGCCAAATCTTTGACCGTTTCTAGTTGACTCTTGCGTATTTTCATCATTACCATATCTTGAAGTATTGATTACAGGATTACCTGTTTCATTACTTCTTTGGAAGTCATCTTCAAAAATGTGGTAACCTCTACGTCTATCCGGGTCATTTGAGAATGTTCTTGTCCAGAAATAACCTGTGTTCTTATCACCTGGCGCCATATTGTCGTAACCATTTGATAAGTAAGGGTTAGTACAAATCCATAAAGAGTTATTAAACCAACAAACATCATCTTTACGATAATTTGTATTATTATTCCAATCGCCTTGAAATGCGAATTTAACTCTTCCTAAATTAATTTTTGCCATAGTTTTTTATCTCTCTTATTATTTATCCTAAAATTGGTGGACTAGGGATATCTCTTTGACCACCGTTAGTATTTCCCATTATATAACTTCCACCATAACCATTTAGATAATATCTATTGTCATAAGTTTTGTATTCCCAGAAAGCATACACGTTGTCAGAGTTGTTTCCATAACCACAACCTCTAACATCTTCGACTTTACCTTGCATTGAATAAGGTAATCTCATTGGCATAAAATAGCCATTATTAAAGTGTTCTTTTTGGTTTTCTGAATCTCTATCTGCTGTTCCATTAGTTGAAGTCCAACCAAAACCACATTGGCCGTATCTATTATCGCCAGTAGCATATAACATTCCGTCCCAAGTTAATATTTTTGTACTTAAATCATTATAATGAGGATAGAAAGAAATCATTTTAACATTTTTAAAATCTCTTGTTGTATCTGAACCTAATTGGAATTTAGGGGTTACAAATCCGTTTCTAGTTGTATTTGAACCATCACCTAATGAGTAATGGTTATTGTAACCAGCACATAAAATATTACCTAGTGAATCTTCAACCCATTGTTGAGCATAGTCACCATTACCACCCCACCAAAAGTTTTCACAATCTGCATTTGAAGAATTACCTGGACCATTTGATAAAATTGTCCAAGTGCTTAAGTTTGTAGTGTTACCATTTCCAAAGTGACCTTGGTTATTGTAACCTGCAACATAAATTGTTCCTCTTTCAGTTAAGATACCTGCTGATAAACTAGAACTTCTTGCTAACATTTGAACTTTTTTGATTTCACCAACACCTGTGCCATCAAAAGTTACCGTTGTTACCTCTTGAGGAGTAGATTGGTTTGTAGTATTTCCTATACCTAATTGTCCGTTATTGTTATAACCCCAAGCGTATAATTTTTTCTCTTTAGTATATGCTAAACACATTACATAAGCTTCACCACAAGTCCAAAACGCTTCTATTTCACTATTGTTAAAGTTAGAAGCTTTTGCAATTTTTTGAGGCACGTTATAGTTAGTTGTATTACCTGTACCTAATTGACCATATCCGTTATAACCCCAAGACCATAATTCACCATCTTCATCAATTGCATAACAAGAGTGAGTGTTATCATTATAACCTTGCCAGTTTGATATGAAACATCTTTTAATTCTTACACTTCTAAATACGTGGTTTGAATCGTTAGCAGCTAAGTAAACGTTTGTATCTGTACCACCAACTCTTACAGCATAACTTCGGTTTGAAGTTGAAGCGTCACCATTTTGACCGTGACCACCATAACCCCAATGATATAATTCACCTGAATTCATAAGAGCCATACCTGACTCATAACCACCTTCTATTTGAATAATTTTAGGAACTTCACCATCTGGTGTTGTGTGAGGACCTGTTCCGCCATTGTCTGTACTTCTCCACCAATCATAGTGAGGAAATTGCATTTGAGTAGCAGTCATAAATGTTTGGTCCATTCCGTTTTGACCTGTTGAAGAACTACCCCAAGTCCACATATTACCTGTACCACCGTGGAATACTGGCCAATCTACACAATGTCTTGATGTTCTTTGACCTGATAATCTGTAATATTTGTTATCATCACCTAAAGGACCATTGTTAATTAATGATACACATTCGTGTGGATTACCTGTGTACATAATAGCAGAACCTCTAGTTTGTTTTCTAATCGTAGCAACTTGACAAGTTAAATCTGCACCACCACCAAATATATCACCATCAAAAGTTAGTGTATCGTTTACGGCATTATTTTCACCACCTGAAATCATACCTGTGTCATTAAACCATCTTCTATGTCTTTGTGAATCTCTGTTTTCTCTTTCTACTTCAATTGTAGCTGCACCAGCTGTACCTACTCCGTTTACAGAGAAAGTAAAGTCAGCAGCACCACCGCCACCTAATGAAGCGTCAGCAATTGTTAATTGTTCATCATCAACATAACCTGAACCACCTGTAGGTGTTGCTGATTTATTTCTTGTTTTAATAATTTCTATTTTTGAAACTGCACCTGTTGAATCTACGGTAACATCAAAAGTAGCAGCCGTACCTGCACCAGTTGTTGCTGATTGGGTTACGTTTGTATATTTACCTGCTGTTCTTGATGAGTCAGCAGCTGCAAAATTATCAACGCCTAAAATATTTCCGTTACCTTGAACGGTAATTTTAAACATACCTGGATGTACGTTAGCGGCTGAGTTTGATGTAGATTTAGGAGATACATTTCTAAATACTCCGTGCAATCTTGAAGAGTCAGCGGCTGAGATAGTATCTACGGTTTCGATAACACCATTACTTTCATATCTTTCATCATCTGATTCATATTCAGCACCCATTTTCATCCAATACATATTTGCATTAGTGTCAACATTTCTGTTGTAAGGTAAAAATCTTTCTGTACCATCTGTCGTGTGTTGTCTTAAACAGATATAAGTTGATAAAGTTTCTTTCTTTGATTGACCCTCGTAATCTGTACCTTGGTCATTATTAATTCCGTGTCTAACTTTTACAATATCATTTTCATAATAAACCGTACCACTTGTATTTACGTGGAAGTCTCTCCACTTAAATGAATTTCTTAAAGGTCTCCAAGTGTCCCAATCTGCTACTACAATTTTAGCACCATAACTTGCACCACCTGTACCAGCTGAGAAGTAATAAATTTCATCTGGTGTATCTTTTGTAAATTCTACAACTACTCTTCTAGCAGTTTTAGGATTAAATTTTGCTGTGGTTACGTAATCTGTTCTTGAAACTTGTTCCTCATTATGATAATAAGAAACACCTTCAGTTAAATAATTTGA